CCAACCACCTTCTACAGCTATTGACTTATATGAAACTTAAAAAAGCTAAAGAAGGATTTTTTCTATATGAGAATAAAAACACTCAGGAAATTATAGTAATTCCAATTTCCATGAATGAAAAAAATACTGAAATCATTGAGGAAGCATTTTTGTGGATGTGTGAAGTTTGGGATAATTTTAAAGACGGAGATCTTCCAATGAAACCAGCAGGAGCAACAAAATCCAAAATGCCTTGCACTTATTGCCCTGTAAAAAAAGAATGTTACTCAGGACTAATAGGCACAGTTCAAATAGAGTCCTATAAGGTTCCTAAATTATGATATGCCAAAACAAAGAATGCTCAAAAGAATTTGAGCCAAAAACTCATAATCAAAAGTATCATAGCGATGAGTGCTGTCGAATGGCTACCAACAAAAGGATTATGGAGAAGTACTACGAAAAAAAGTCTATAAAAAATGGTCTTGTTCGAAATTGCACAAAATGCAAAACTAAGTTAAGTAGATACAACAACTCAGATATTTGCTCTGTTTGTGAAAAAAATATTATAGAGCATAGTAAAAAAACAATATGGAACTTGCTAAATGAACTTAGCTAGTTTAGTAAAATCAAAAGCAAATAGAGTACTTGGCATCGATGCCTCAACTACATCTATAGCTTTTTGTTTAATGGAAAACTCAATTCCAATTAAGTGGGGAAAAATAAATTTAGTAGGACAAGATATTTATGAAAAAATATATAATGCCAAGGTTAGAATGAATTTAATGTTAAAAGAATTAAAGAGTGATTATGTTGCCGTAGAGGGAGCAGTGCTTGTCAGATCACCAGATGCTGTGATAAAATTATCTTATGTCTATGGGGTTGTTATTGCTGAGCTTATGTCTACTGGTGCTAAGGTTATTACTATTAGCCCATCCTCGTGGCAGGCGTTCATTGGCAACAAAAATCCAACAAAGGATGAAAAATCTATTATAAGATTAGAAAATCCTGGGTATGCAGACTCATGGTACAAAAATCAATTAAGGAATATGAGAAAGCAAAGGACCGTTGATTATTTTAATAAAAAATATAATTTAAATGTAATAGATTTTGATGTTGCAGATTCATTTGGAATTGCACACTATGCAAACAAGGTGCTTACAGAAAGGCAAACATGATTATTCAAATTATAGGACTTCCAGGTTCTGGTAAAACAGAATTAGCTAAATCTTTAAAAGAAAGAATTAATGCTATTCACCTTAATGCAGATGAGGTAAGAGCTACTGTTAATTCTGACTTAGGATTTACTCCAGAAGATCGCATAGAACAAGCAAGACGTATGGGGGCTATGGCAAGACTTATTGCCAATCAAGGAGTTGCTCCAGTTATTGTAGACTTTGTTTGCCCAACAGCGGAAACTCGTAAAGCATTCGGTAAGCCAAATATTTTAATATTTATGGATACTATTACGCAAAGTCGTTTTGAAGATACAAATAAAATGTTTGAGCGCCCTGAAATTGCCAACGCATATTTTTCTAATCATGAATTAAATGCTGAAGAAAAAGCATCTCAAATAATTGAAAAACATGGCTTGCATGATTGGTCTGCACCAACAACACTTATGCTTGGTCGCTATCAACCATGGCATGAGGGGCATCACGCTTTATATAAAGAAGCTGGTAAACGAACTAACCAAGTACTACTCGGTGTTCGTAACACGTATAAAACAAGCGAAAAAGATCCACTTAAGTTTGATCAGGTAAAAGAATATATTGCTAAGGATGAATTTATGGATGGTGCATTAGTATTAAGATTACCTAACATTACTAATATTGTATATGGTCGTGATGTAGGCTATAAGATAGAGCAAGTAGATTTGGGAGCAGATATTCATGCTATCTCTGCTACACAAAAGCGCAAGGAGATGGGTATATGAATGTATCCAAACAAAGATCAGCATTAAAGGCTATTACGTGGCGTGTTATTGGTACAGCAGACACCTTTGTTATATCTTGGGCTATAACTAGAGAACCCGTTACAGCAGGAGCAATTGCAAGCTTTGAAGTATTTACAAAAACTATCCTTTATTATTTTCATGAGCGTGGTTGGAATATGATACAATGGGGAAGAAAATGAAGTTGTACCAAAGTGAAGAGTGGCTGTATCGAAGATATGTAGTTCAGAAAAAAAGTGTTACACAGATTGCTATTGAATGTAAAACCTCTGTTATGACTATACAGAGATATTTAACTAAGTTCGAATTAATTAGGAGGAGATAATGCTTAAGCCAGTATATGAAGATGTAAAAAGCTTTAGCTGTCAGGATTTATATTTACGTTCAGTCGGAGCGCCAGCTGGAATGAAAATATGGGATGCCTGTCATGAAATTGCACACATGCTAATTGAAAAAAATATATCTTATGGTAACTCAGCGTTAGAGCCTGCAAGAATATTTTCAACGGCGGATTCTAAAGAGCAATTAAAGGTCAGAATTGATGATAAATTGAATAGAGTAAGAAACAATAAAGGTTTTGCTGGGGATAATGACATAGATGATTTAATTGGATACTTAATATTATATAAAATAGCTAATTCTAATTGACATTTCAGTCAACTAAAAGTATACTTATGACATATGGAAATTGAATTATCTGATCATTTTGATCGAATGAATAAAGTAGTTGAAGAACTTTTAAAAGGAAGTAATCCTACTCAAATATCTTCATTGACTGGCTTTAAAAGAGCTGAGGTCGTTGAGTATATAGACGAGTGGAAAGCTGTTGTTAGGAATGATTCTACTTCTAGAGAAAGAGCCAAAGAAGCTGTGTCTGGCGCAGACCAACACTATGCAATGCTTATTAAAGAAGCTTGGAAAACTGTAGACGATGCAGATCAGCAAGGTCAATTAAACGTAAAGGCTACTGCGCTAAAGTTAATTGCCGACATAGAGACAAAAAGAATTGCAATGTTGCAGCAAATTGGATTGCTAGATAATCAAGAAATTGCAGATCAAATTGCAGAAACCGAAAGAAAACAAGATGTTTTAGTTTCAATATTAAGGGATGTTGCGAAGGACTACCCAGATATAAGAAGAGAAATTATGAAAAGACTTTCGCAAATAACTGGAGTGGTTGAACCTATAGAGATAATAGAGTCCAAGAATGTCATTTGATTTTTCTGATATCATCGACATGCTTGATGGCGAAGAGTTTGATGAAAAGCCAGTATCGCTAAGAGATTTTGTAACTGATGAAAAATATCTAGGTCTACCAGAACTTTCAGAATATCAATACACATTAATTGAAAAAAGCTCACAGGTGTATAAAGAGTCTACTTTAATAAAACTTTTTGGAGAAGAAGAAGGACATAGAATGTTTAAGCAAACTGCCAATGAGGTAGTTGCTCAGCTAGGAAAAGGATCTGGAAAAGACTACTGCTCAACAATTGCAGTTTCGTATATTGTATATCTATTGCTTTGCTTAAAAGACCCCGCGTCTTATTACGGAAAACCTCCTGGCGATTCGATAGACATTATCAATATTGCCATTAACGCCCAGCAAGCAAGCAACGTATTCTTTAAAGGGTTTAGAACTAGAATTGACAAATCCCCATGGTTTGTTGGAAAATACTCTGAAAAAGCTTCTGAAATAAAATTTAATAAAAATATAACCGTACACTCTGGACACTCTGAGCGTGAGGCTTGGGAAGGCTATAACGTAATAGTAGTTATCCTAGATGAGATATCTGGATTTAGTGTTGAAAATACTACTGGGCATGAGCAGGCAAAAACAGGAAGCCTTATTTATGAAATGTATCGTGCTTCCGTAGACTCTAGATTTCCAGACTATGGCAAGGTAATTTTGCTATCTTTTCCAAGATATAAAAATGACTACATCCAGCAAAGATATGATGATGTTGTGGCAGACAAAGAAGTTGTAGTTAGATCTCATAGATTTAAATTAGAAAAAGATCTACCAGATGGAACTGCGGGTAATGAATTTGATATAGAGTGGGAAGAAGATAATATTATTTCTTATAAGTACCCAGGAATGTACGCACTTCGAAGGCCAACATGGGAAGTTAATCCTACAAGAAGTATAGAGGATTTCAAAATAGCTTTTTACAAGAATGCACCAGATGCTCTTGGAAGATTTGCATGTATGCCTTCAGAAGCAATAGATGCATTTTTTAAATCAAGAGAAAAAATTGAAAAATCATTTAGTAATTTAGGAGTAGCTGTAGATCAATTTGGAAGATTTGAAGATTGGTTTGCACCAGATCCAGATAAAGAATATTTTATTCATGTTGACCTTGC